CCCTGTGTTGTGTCGCGTTTGTGTGTCACTCGCCAAGCGATATCAAATTGCCGTCGCTGTCGAAGGCCAGCCCTTGCCTTGTCGAACCTTGCCTTATCCAACCATGCACCTTCTTATGGCATCGGTCGCATAGGCTAACAAGGTTGCTTGGGTCGGTCGCAATGCTTGGGTCGCTGATGTTCGCTGGCGTAAGCTCGATGATGTGATGCACCATGACTGCGGGCGTGATCTCTCCTTGCTGTAAGCAGTGCTGGCATAAGTGAGCGTCACGCGTCAATGCCGCGTCTCTGGCGCGTTCCCAGTCGGCGGATGCGTAGAAGGCGCGCGAGAAGTCCTTAGCCATGCGCACCCCCTGAGATATGGCGGAGCGTGTAGGATTCGAACCTACGGGCGCTGGCGCGCCACACGGTTAGCAACCGTGCGCAATAAGCCACTCTGCCAACGCTCCAAACAAAAAGGCCACGAGCGCGACTGCCCGTGGCCTTGACCTAATCCACCGTACCGAATTCTAGCAGAAGTAGTGAACTGATGTGAACAACGATTTATCAGGCGCTTTTCACATGCGCCCATCCAACTTCGTCAATGTACGCAAAACCTACATCGCAAAGCGCGTGGCACCACCGCACCGAACCTTGCATGATTTCGGCAATCTCACTCCATGGCTGCGCTTGCAGATACCCCATGCAGATAGCGTCTGCGTATCGCGTGCCCTTCAGCTTCGCAAGCCCTCCGCGACCGTCAGCACCGTATAGCACTTCGCACGCTTCGTCTATGGCTTCCTCTGCATCGGCAATGCGCTTCTTCAACCTTCCCTCGAAGTCTATGCGGCGCGATATCGAATCCATAGGGTCGCTGACGTCTCCACTCCCGCCGCCAGCCTGATAGCTCTGCGCCTTGGCTCCTTCACGCGCCTTCATGCGTTCGAGCATTTCCCGCGCCCTGTCGGTCTTCACCACCTCGGCGCGGATGCCCTCGAAATACTCCTTTGCCCTCACATGCCGTCACCGCCAGATCGCGCGCGCTTGAGCTCTGAGCGCCAAAGCTTGAAGGCTTCCCACATCCCAAGCTTCGCAAGGTCGGTGCTCGGCGGCTGAGCCTTAACCAGAGCAACGCCGTCTATTGAAGCCGCTACCACTTCTGCGCCCGTAATGCACTCGATGAGCAATCCCACCTCATCAACAATGACGCGCTCGCCCTTCATGACGTAGCTAGAAGGCGTAATCACTGGCGGAATTTCCTTGTGCATCCTTCGAGCCATAAGCTCGATGCTCTCCGCCATGCCGCGCGTCGCGGTCAGGATTGGATAGCCAGTCTCGTTCGACATTTCGATAAGGCACGTTGTCTTGCCCGTTTGCCTTCCACCGATTATTGCCAGCATGACAGCCACCTACTAAACGCCCGTGCTGCCGAAACCGCCAGTGCCGCGCTCGGTGTCGCTCAGCTCATCGACCGGCACGAGATCGCACGGCACATAGGGCATAACGACAAGCTGGCATACGCGCGTACCCGCTTCGAGCGTCACCGTCTCATAACTCTGATTGATGAGCGCCGCGCACACCTCGCCGCGATAGCCGCTGTCGATAACGCCAACGCTATTCGAAAGCGTGATGCCCTGCTTTGCCGCAAGGCCGCTGCGCGGGAACACCAGCCCCACGCAACCGCTCGGAATCTCGACGGCAAGGCCGCAACCGACAACGCACTTCTGCATCGGTTCGAGCGTGACAGTCTCGGTAATGCGAAGGTCAAGCCCAGCATCGCCCTCATGCGCATAGCGCGGCATCTCGATTCCCTCATTGACCTTCTTAGCGCGAAGCTTCCTGCCAATCATTAGCGCACCCCCAGAACATGACGCGTGACGCGCACGCTTCCAGCCTTAACCCACTTGCCGCCGTAAGTCTGACCCTTCGGGCGGATAACAACCTTGTTGCGGTGGCTCATCGCGACAACTTGAAATTCGCCGCCCTCATGCTCCACCGTGTCGTTGAGAAAAACGAGCTTACCCGCCGAATCGACCGGGAACGAAGCGGCGCTGGCGTATGCCGCGACCTCCGGCACGAGAACGACGTAAACGGGCTGCTTGATCTCTGCGCCCTTCTTCTTGATTCCGAACATCCTTCTTCCTCCTAAAACGGTATGTCATCGTTGTAAAGGTCTGGCGCTGCCGGTTGCACTGACGCAACGGGCGACGGGTCGCCGGTAGCCATCGCAAGACCGGGCGCGGCTGCGTTCGCTTGTGCTGGCGATTGCGCGTCGCGCTTGTACTGCATGAGTTCCACATCATCAACGCGCACTTCCCAGCGTTTGATGCTCTGTCCGTCCTTCTGGTAGCTGCGCGTGTGTATGCGTCCGAGAAGCGAAATCTTGGTACCCTTGCGAAGCCACGGCGCGAGCGCTTCGGCGCGCTTGCCGAACATAACGCAATCAGGCCAGTTGGTGTATTCGCCCCACGTTCCGTCTCCGTTCGGCGTGCGCTCGTTGACAGCAAGCGAGAACGAAACGACAGGGTTTCCGCTCTTCGTATAGCGCAGCTCGGCATCTGCACCGAGATTTCCAGATAGCGTGATCTTGTTAAGGCTCACCGCGCACCCCCGAACAGTTCGACAAGCGCCGCTCGCTGATTCGCCCCAAGACCGCGAAGGCGACGCGATTCGGAAATGTGGAGCTTGCGCATGGTCTGCTGCGTGCGGGCAAATCCGTAGCCCGGTGCAGCCTTGATGAAAGTGAACACCTTCATTCGCGACACCGCATCATCGGTGAAAGCCATGTTGAGCACGTCGGGGACGGTATAGGAGCCGTCGGCAACGCCCTTCAAGATCGCGGCGCGGCGCTGCCGTGCCGCCTTGGCCTTTTCAAGGTTTTCTCTGCGTTGCTCAGTTGTCAATGTCGGAATCATCTTTCTTCCCTTCGTGTTCGTAAATCGTTTCTTCGGTTCCGTCCTCGTTGCGGACGGAAATTGAGAACTGCAAATCGCAGTCTTTGAAGATTTCTGGTGCCCTGTCAGCAACACCGTTGAAGATACGTTTCCATTGCTCATTCGTTAGACCGCTCATTGTCTTCTTCACCCCCTGTTTCGTAGGTGATGTATTCGTTGCCGTGCGTAAGCTTGACGGGCGGCGTGTAGTCCTTCATGGCATCGTCAACGCTCTGCGTCATGAGCTTGCGTTTGAGCCGTGCCCAGTCATCGTCGTTAAGCTCAATGGTCTTCATCGCACCTCATTTCTTCGTGACGCGGTAGGTGCCGGAAACCCGAATCGCCTTCAGTGACTTCAAGACGTGCTCCGCGTGCTCCTTGCCAACGATGGTCAGCGTTTGGGCGGGAATCGTGATCTCGTAGACCGTCTGCGCTTCCTGCTTCTCGAGCTCCCACATCCGCTTCAGGGCGGCTTCGGTCTTAGCCAACGTCGCTTGCATTTCCTTGCTTAGCTTCGGCGCGTCAGGCTTGAAATCGAACGTTTGCGGCTCCACTGGCACCCTCCCTTCTCACGATTGCCTGATAATTACTTCTTATCCGGCACGGGCTGTCTAAACCCGAACCGAAAGCGGCGGTTTATCTCGCGTTTCGTCCTCGGTCGCCGCGATGCCCGAAAACGGCGTTTTGGTTCACCTTTGGCACACCTCCTAACCCGCCGCACGGCGCTTCGCTTCACTGAAGAGCTGAGCCGCCGCCGCGTCTCGTCCGGGCATCAGGTGGCCGTAGATTCGAAGCGTCGTTGCTTCGTCCGCGTGCCCCATGCGCTCCGATAGCGTCTTCAGGTCGCAGCCGTTGGCGATAAGCCACGAAGCGTGCGTGTGACGCAAGCTGTGAAACGTGATCTCTCGCGGCAGTCCGCATGCGTCGCGTATGCGGCTGAAAGCCCGTGAAATCGTCGTTGGGCGCATATATGAGCCGTCTAGCGTCACCAGTGGGCAATCTGCGCCCAAACGCCCCAGAACGGCGCTCTGAAGCTTCGTGAAGGCATCAATGACCGCGATATCGTCTTGCGTAAGCGCGATGTTGCGGCACTTGCGGCCTTTGGTGACGTTGCGGCGATAAGGCTTCTTGCCCTTGCCCTCAATGACGTTGCCGCCGACGTGGACGTAAGACAGGGCTCGCTTAACGTCGATGCGCTGCACCGCGCAGACCTCGCCAACGCGCATGCCGGTAACGAGCGACAGCCACGAAGCGAAGGCGTAGACGGCGGCGCGGTAATCGGCCTTCGTCTTTATCTCCTTGCTAAGCGCGCCCTCTAGCTTCTCGTTGAAGCCCTCGAAGTCCCATTCGGTGAGCGCCGAAGCTTCGTGCCGTTCCGGCGATGGTTTGGCGACGTACACCAGCGGGTTAGCGTCGCAGATTCCAGCGTCTACGAAGTGGTTATAAGCGCCGCGCAAGAAGTTGTGTACGTTGATAACGCTATTGCGGCAAAGCCCTTGCCCGCCTTCGTCCTTCGACATGAGCAAGCGTTGCTCAAAGCGGTTGAAGTCCATCACGCCAAGATCGCGCGCGTTTGCGGTCTTCAGATAACGTGCTACGTAGCGGCAGAACAGCCGATAGCTCTTAATGCTGTTCGGGCTTGCGCCGTTGCGCTCGCGCAGTTGCACGTAGTCTTCGAGCAAATCGGTCAAGCGGGCGCTTCTAACCGTTCCGTCAGCCGTCACGTAAGCCGCCCACGTCTCGGCGAGGGCTTGCGCTTCCTCTTCGGTAGCCGCGTTTGGAAACCGCTTATAGGGGCGAATCGCCTTGCCGTCGATGCTGCGACCAAGGTACAAACGGCACTCGAAAACGCCATCTGCACCGCGCTTGACCTTAACGCCCATCATGACCACTCGCAGTTTTCACGAATCCGCGAAGGGCAGTTATCGTCGTGGCAGTCCGCGCAATCCAACGGCTCTTTCCTGATGTTGAACTCAACGATTCGATACTTCAGAGCAAACCGGATAAGCAGCAACAGGGCATGAGAAAGAGAGTTGGTAAATTGGCCGCACCAGAACGGGCAAAGTCCGCTCATCGCGCCGCGAACCTCGTACTTGCCGCCCATGCTACTTGCCAACCTTCATGAACGCGCGCATAACGCAGATGAGCGAGAACACGACGAACGCCGCAAGGGCGATAAGCCCGAACCCAGCTCCGAAGAACACGCCAACCGCGATGCTCACAACGAGCGCCAGAACGGCAAAAAGGACGATTGCGGCGCACCCGAAAGCGCCCTGCTCGATCTCTCTATCTTCTTTCAGCATGTGAAACCTCCTAAAACGTGAGCGCTATAAGCGCGAGAAACACTAGGAACAGCGCGATTGCCAAAAGCGCTTGATAAGCCCAGTAACAGACGCACCAGAACGCGGCTACGGTCGCGGCGGTGGCAATGGCGCAAAGTACGATCTGGTAGCGCTTCACTTCTTGCCTTCCGTCTCGGAAATCAGGTAGTCGATGCACTGCTTGCACTTCTGCAAGTCCTGAATGCCGTTCTTGCGCCGCCAGCGCCAAAGGTATTTGAATGCGCAGCCCCACCAGTAGGCCGATTGGGCAGGCAAGGCGTACTGGTCGCCGCTCATCATCGAGCGCATAGCGTCCATGCACTCAATCTGACCGTCGCCCGCGTAGTGGTCGGGATGCTCCACGGCATCACCGCGCGAAAGCTCGCCAAGGCTCTTCGCGTGCTTCGTCTCAATCATCGGTAGGTAACTCCAATCATCCACTCGCAAACCCACTTGTGAAACGCTCTGAGAAATGGCTTAACGTTCGTGTCATCAGCCCAGCCCGCAATGCCTATGAATCCGTCTTCGTTGAACGAGATAGCTTCACGGCCTGAGAAGTAGAAGCCGCTAACGCGCAGAAACGCGCTTCTGATTCCTCTACCGCCATCGGCAAGGTTGATTTGCGGCTGGTACTTCTTGCGATAGCACGGGTGCATTTCCATGTGCTCGCCGTTGCGCTCATGCTGCGCATACTCGATTGCAAGGAATCCTTCGAGCGCTCGAATGTCGTTCGTCGTGATCTGCTCATAGGAAAGCTTGCTTGCGAACAGCTCGCGCGCGCCGTCTCGTGTCGTTGGCGCAATCATGCCGTCACCCCCATTTCGTGCCATTGTTGAAAACTCTGTTGAAAACCTGTGGAAAGTCGTTTTTCTGGCGCTCGAATGAGCCGCACAAAACAAGACCGCAAAGAGAAGAAGCAAGAGAAAGAACCTTGCTTGTAAGGTTGACTAACAAGCAAGTACGGCGGGTTTTGGTTTTGGTTCGAGGAACCAAAACCCGCCTTATTTTGTTTTGTTTTATTTTGTTTTAGGGTTAGGCACCCATTTGCGAGTGGGTTTAGCCAACCTAAAACCACCGGTTTTGCATCGGGTTTTAATTGCATGTGTTTACACCCCCTGACCTGCTGAATCGTTGTTCTTGGCGTTTTTGCGCGGCCTTCCGCCCTTGCGACCGTTCGCGCGCTGGCGACCGAAATAAAGCGCGTTTTTTAGCATGCGCATGCTCAGCAATCGCCCGTCTTCGTCGCGTTCGAGAAGCCCTATATCGAGAAGGCACGCGACGAATGATTTGCAATCTTCAATCGCCACGTACTCATCGAAAGCGCCGGTCTGCCCGAAGCCGAGAACGCCAGCGAGAATGGAAACGTCCTCTTCTGTCTCGAACGCTATTCGATGCCCCTTTTGAGCCGCCATATACTCGCAGAGCCGCCACCACCGCCCGTATCCGTCCCATCCTCGGCGGCGAATCAGCCGCTTGCACTTATCGTCATCAAAAGCGTTAGAATCGTGCGAAAAGTAGGCCATGGGTTCTTGCGAAGCGGTAGCTTCCTCCCTTGTAGGCATGTAGTCACCTCCTAACCGTCTTCCTCGTCGCAGATCACGTCTGGCGCGCCCTGCTGGTGCCATCCGTCCCATACGCAGTGCCCGACTTCGCGGCAGTTCGTCCAAACGTCGCGCCCAACGAACGTGCAGCACGTCTTGCCGCGATGTCGCATGCTTTCGAACTCGCATGCTTCGGGGTCTGGCATGGGCGGTTCGCCGAAATCGAGCGGCAAGGTTGCCTGTGCGCTATTCCTCTTCATCGCTTGAAATGTCGTAGGCAATCGAGCTGCCAACGTAGGTGAGCAGCTTTTGCATGTGCTTAACGGTGCTCGGCTCGGGCTTCGCGTCATCTTCAAACAGGGTGTCAACCCATGCGAGGGTGCCGCGAACGATTGCGAGCGTCGCGCCCATATCAACGTCGAAGCCCTCGCCGGTCTTGGGATTGATAAGCGACATGCTGCCGTTGAGGGCGAAAGTGCCAGCGCCGACCTTGGCGATAGTCTCGGTAATCTCTTTACGCTTCATCTTTCTTCTCCTTGTCAAACATGGATGTTCTAAGCTCGATGCGAAGCTTCGGGTTGCGTTCGAGCAGCCACCGCGCGAGCAAAGAGCTGTCGCTGTTGTTGATTCCGTAGGTGTGTTCGTTGCCCTGATCGTCAACGAAGGGCACTCCAACGAGCTTCACGGTGCCCTCGTAACGCTGTTTCTCGATGAGGTACTTAGTGGACACGCGCAGGCCGCGCGCGTCGATTGCGAGCGCCGTAAGCTCTATCTCGCGAAGCGCCTTCGGGTTCTTCTCGCACCAGTCTTCGAACAGGTAGCGCCGGTCGGCGACCTTTAGCGGCATCGAGTAGACGCGCTGGCGCTCTTCGCGCATGACCTTTTCGAGCGGCTGCGCGTAGTTATCGGTGTCCATGGCGCGGGCACCTCGCTTCGCGGCTCATGACGCGGCGCAAGGCCGCTTCTGCTTCCGCCTTGCTCGCCGATGGTGCTACGGGTAGCATCTGGCGGCGGTAGACCCTGCCGATGCTCCGGTTTTCCGGCGTGCTCGCGTCTTCCTCTATGCGCGCCATCCAGAAGCCCGCGTTGTCGCGGTAGACTTCGGCCTTCATGACCAAATCACGCGCCACAAGACGCGTCCAACCACGATGTAAAACGGGATGAGAAGCCACCAGCCCACGAGATCGCATAGCCACATGAGAAGTGCGGCGGCTGCCATGGGAAGGATGCCGGAGAGCGTCAGAGCGCCGAAAGCATACAATCCCCAGCGCTGCCAGCGCGGCATGCGTGATATGCTGTCCTCTGTCAATTTGCGTCCGCTGATTGACAAGCCCGTTCGGTGCTGCAACACCGTGCGGGCATCTTTCTTCGCAGCCACCACGTGATAACGAGAGCCGCAATCGCGCGGTAGAACTGCCGTTGCGCGGCATCTAGGCCGCACGGTTCGCGCATCCGTAAAACCACCCCCAAAACCAACGGTTTTCTTATCGGTTTTCATCGTCTGAAACCTCCGTTTTTGAATCTGCTTTGTTAGCGATCGTGCTGAAAAGGTCGAAGAGCGAGCGAGATACAACGAAGACGAAGAACGCAAACGCCGATACCGCTAGAGCTGCGTAAAAAAGGTTTCCTAATACCGGGTTCAGCAGATACAAGCCGACAAGCGAGAAAACAAACAGCCCGACAGCGGCAAACGGAAGAATCGCCGCGATAAGGATTGAAGCAGCCATCATTAAGAAGCGCTTCATTCCTTACGCCGCCGATCGCTGACCATCACGTCGAATTTCTCTCGCGTCTTTGGCGCTCTCGCGAGCACCGAACCGGCATAACGGACAAACAGCCCTTCAATCTCATCCGCAAGTGGCGCGACGATTCCGAAGCGTCCAAGCTCTCCCTTGAACCATACCCCCGCGCACGATAGGTTCCACCCGTCCGCACCGTGAACATCCAGACCGAGGAAATCGCCAAGAAACGTTTCGTTCTCCTTGACCGCTTCAGTAAGCCTCTTCTCTACAACGTCCATGTCCTAAACCTCCTTCGGGAACGCGCAAAGATCGTTGGGCGTGCAGCCCAGCGCTTCAGCGAGCTTGCAAGCCGTCTCCAAGAGCGGCGCAGTCTCGCCGCGCAGGTACTGACGCACCGCATCGACAGAAACGCCGGAAGCAGCGGAAAGCTGTTCTGCGTTCATGTCGGCTTCGGCCATGAGAACGCGAAGGCGCTTGCGCAAAACCTGTTTGAACACAGGCATGGTTGACCTCCTTTCAAAGTAAGAACTTCTTGGTACAAACGAGACTGTACAACAAAGATACTATTAGCGCAAGCGAAAAGTAACAAAAAGTTGGTATCTAGTGAGAGAATGGCTTATACTTACCGCTAGGAGGTGCTAGAAATGAGTTACCGACTGAAGCTAAAAGAGATGCGCAAAGAAAGCGGATTGACACAAAAAGAAGTAGCCGCAAAAGCCGGTGTGAAGCTTTCGACCTACCGAACATGGGAACAAGGAACGTCCGGTATCTCGTTCGAAAAAGCCTACGCACTCGCAATCGTGCTTGGTTGCAGCGTCAATGATCTGTGCGGTTGGCCTAAAGGCAAGAACGAAGGCCGTGTGTTCGAAGACGATTTCGAAGAAGAGCTGCTTAGGTGCTATCGAGAGAGCACGCCAGATCGGCAAGATAGGATTTTAGAAACCGCCCGCGATGCTGCGGGCATGTCTAAAGAAATGGCCGAACGTCATATGTCTGAAGCCAAGCAGCAGACGGCATAGAAGGAGGTAATAGGAATGACAGCAGAAGAGCGCTACGACGCGGCTTTCAATGAGTTCATGGACGCTGTAGATAACAGCAGCCTTGATGAAGAGCAGCAACACGAATACAAAGAGCTAATGCGGTGCGTCTCTATGTATTCTGACACGCTCGAGCACCTTTTCGAGAATATCGAGAGCGTGAAGCGCTATGCGAAACGTGCGCCGGAAACACTGCCTAGCATGCTCGTTCTTTCAGGCAGGATCGCCGAGCTGAACGAGATCAGGCAATAGAAAATCCCCGCACGGCTTCTTGGCGGTTGGCGCGCGGGGAATAGGTGAAAAGCAGGTCGCTTTACCGCGACCGCTCTAAGAGGTGATTTTAGCATGGCGAAGAACCGAGCCGCCATATATGCGCGCTTCAGCTCGCACAATCAGCGTTCGGAAAGCATCGAGATACAAGTTGAGAACTCGCGCGAATACTGCGAGCGCGAGGGATTGCAGGTTGTGCGCGAATACTGCGATTATGCGCAGACGGGGCGCAACGTTAACCGCGCTGAGTTCCAGCGCATGATGAACGATGCGAAGTTAGGTTTATTTGATTATGTGGTGATTTATAAGGTGACGCGCATAATGCGCAACCGCGACGAAATGGCCTTAGCGCGCATAATGCTTCGCAAGGCTGGTGTAGAAATACTGTACGCGGGTGAAGAGATCGCGAGCGGTTCGAGCGGTGTTCTTCAGCTCGGCATGCTCGAAGTTCTCGCGGAATGGGAAAGCGCCATAGACAGCGAGCGCATACGCGACGGCATCCAGAAGAACGCTGCTCGATGCCTTGCCAACGGACACGCCCTCTACGGATGGGATATCGTGGACGGTCGCTATAGCGTCAACGAGCGAGAAGCGTCACTTATGCGCAAGATGAAGAACATGTTGTTTTCCGGTCGCTCGGTGGCAGATATCGTGCGGGCGCTCGAAGGTGAGAAGACGCGCAATGGAAAGCCCTTCAACCAAGACAAGGTGACTAAGCTTCTGCGGAGGGTGCAGAACGGCGGCACGTATAGCTACGCCGGTCACGTTGTAGATGGCGGGATGCCTGGTCTTTGGCCGCAGGTAGAGCAGGACATGATAGAAAGCATCCTGAACGACAGGCACCGTCCGCGCCGCAAGGTCGATTCGGCAAAAGAGTTCCCGCTTTCCGGAAAGCTCTACTGCTCGAAGTGCGGTATGCCAATGGCGGGGATGAGTGGAACGTCTAAGACGGGTAGGGCTTATCACTACTACCGCTGTCGCAAGTGTCGCAGAACTGTACGGCGCGATCTTATAGAAGATGCCGTTGTGGATATGACGCTTCAAGCGGTGGCGCGCGAAGACGTGCGGAAGAGGATAGCGCAGGGTATGGCTCTCTATCAGTCCGAACAGGAAGAGACGAAGCCAGAAAGCTACTATCTGAAGAAAGAGCTGAGACGCATTGACGCGGCGTTTGAGCGCATTTGGCAAGCGATAGAGGATGGAATAGCACCACCGGGCGGAAAGGAACGCACGGACGAACTGAAGCGCCGCAAAAGCGAAATCGAAGCGCAGTTGCGCATCGCCGAGCGCGGAGAATCGCTGACATTCGGCGTTGACGAACTCATGCTTTGGCTCGATGAGATCGCAACGGAGCTAACGCCGCTCGACATACTCAACAAGTTTGTTCGGTTTGCGGAAATCGACAGCAAGAACAACCGCGTACGCGTCTACTTCGCCTTTGACAAGCACGGTGACGGCTTTACGCCAAATGATGTTGACAAAGGCGAACACCTCTACGAAGAGAGGTGTTCGCCTAATTCTACGCTGGTGGAGCTTATGAGAAAAACGGCGAACTCCACAAGAACCGCCAACAGCGCAGCTATCCAGCTTGATACTTGCATAGTTAGAGTATCGAAAAACTGGTTTGTTGTCGTTGGCACGTGTCAAAAATAGCAATTTCCGGTGTTTGCAAAACACCAGATGGGCGGCTTGCTGTAAGCCCGTCTAACGCCAGAAAGCGGGGCACCCCTTGTCAGGGTACCCCGCTTGAACACTAATAAGAAAGCTTCTGGCCGGGGTAGATCGTATAAGGTGCCCCAATGCCGTTCTTGCTTGCGATGGTGTGCCAGTCGATACCGAGCGAAGCGCCAATCTCGCTGAGTGTGTCTCCACTCTTGACGGTGTAGACGCGCGCAGCGCCAACGCCCGCCCTCTGGTTGACGATTGCCTGAACCTCGCTGAAGCGGTCGCCCAGAACGTCGCTGCGCGTCGGCACAACGCCGAACATTCCGCGCTCCACATCATCTGCGAGCTGAGAAGCGGAAGCGCCGTCAATGTAGTTGATGAGATCTTGCACCTCTTGGTAACGGTCGCCGAGCTTTTCGCGGCGCTCATCGCCAACGCCATACTCGCCGCGCATGACAGCAGCCGCTAGGTCAAGCGTCGTGCCCTCCGGCGAAGGCTCGGCGACCTCTGCGGGCGGAACGTCGGGCGCTGCCGCGCCGGACGGGTTGGCGAACTTGCCCCACGCTTCGCGCGTCATATAGGCGATATCGAGATCAAGCGGCGCGTTGAAACCATCGAGACGGCCATTCGACGTGTACTGGTGGATTGCGCAGCTACCCCAAGCGCCGAAGCCGCCGTCGGGAAGCCACGGCGAAGACTGGTAGCCGGTGCGGTTGTTGTTGGCGTACTGCGCAACCCAGAGCGCGTGATTCGGCGCAATCTTCGACCAATCCTCTTCGGTGCAAACGCTACGGCTCATGTAGACGATGCAACGAACTCCGGTCTGATCGTAGACGTAATCGAGGAACTGCTTTGCCTTGTCGGTGCCTATGCGCCCGTACATTTCGTAATCGAGAACGGGAATGCCATTGCCGAAGTAGTTACGGCAGCTTGCGACGAAGTGCTTAGCCTGAGCGATGGGGTCTTCTCCGTTCATGAAGTGATAGAAGCCCCAGAGCTTGCCGAGCTTGATAGCCTGCTGAATCCACGGGTCGCAGGTGTTGTGAACGATGGTGGTTCCCTCGGTCGCCTTGCAGATAACGAAATCGCAAGGCACCTGCGCGAGGTCAAGCCCTCGCTGGTAGTTGGAAATATCAATGCCGTTGAGTGCCATAGAAGCCCCCTCTGATGCAGTAGAAGTAATGAAAATCGACCTGCTCTAGCTCTTCGAGCGTGAAGGCGCGTGCAGAGTTCCCAGCGCTCGCCGGGTCGCGTATCCAGTAGCCGTCATCGTCGGCGCGCCAGATAAGCACGACGTGCCCGCCGTAGTCCCTATCGCCGAGCGTTCCGCTCATGCCAGCGAAGGCAAGCCACCCATCGGACACGTTTTGAAGGACGGGTGCGAGATCGTAAGAAATCGGCGTGCTCTCGATGCCGTATTCCGGGTAATGCTCGGCAATCCACGCGCAGAACTTGCCGGGGTCGTTAACGCCATCGGTAAGGCACGTGTCACCCACGAACGATGCGAGCGTGAGCGGCGTAATGTTCTGAAGCGTCATGTATTTGACAGCCATAGCGGCGCATGTAAGGCCGCAGCCGTGGTCGCCGATGGTGCCGCCCGCATATGGTATGTAGTCCCATTGCGGGTCGGTCTGAAGCCATAGCGGCATGCTGTTACCCTCGGCAATCGGCCTATCGGCAACGATTGCTAGGCGGTCTTCCTCAGCCGCCGCGTAACCCTCTTCGCGCGCTTCAGCGAGCGCGCCCGCGTCGCTCTCGATATGGCCGACGATGAGCCAACCGCAGAATAGCATTGACGCGAGCGCGCCGGAAAGCACGAGGGCGACAGCCTTTAGCCTACTCATCGCGCTTCGGCTCGGTGTAGGTGAGCGCCTGCGCGGAATCGCCAACGCCAGCCGTGGTCGGGTCGGTCACGATGCCCAGAATCGCGAGCACGGCGAAAAGCGCGTTGATGATCGCGGCCAACTGCTCGTTCAAAACGCCGAAGTCCCACTGGTAGCCGAACGGTGCGGCGACCACCTGCGCGAGCAGCAGGACGGCGGGAATGAGGGTCAGCCAAAAAGTCTTGTTCTTGATTCGTGCGGTGAAGTTAATCATTTCAGCTCTCCTTTTCATAGATGAGGTCTACGCGGTCGTAGATGTGATCGACCTTGTCTGCCATGTCGTGCGAGTGCTCGCGCGATTCTCTGATTTCGTCGTGCAGCGCCGCAGTGGAAGCCCTGAGAGATTCCATAGCTGCTTGCAGCCCTTCCGAAATGTTGTTGCTACGCTCCATCTGCGCAGCGATGCGGCCTTCCATTTCCGAGCGCTCGCGGTCGCGCTGCGCGCGCTCGTTGAGTTCGTCGCGCTTGCGCTCTTCGCGCTTCAGCTCTAGCTCTGCCTGTCGCGCTGCGTTTCGCTCTTCAAGCTCCGCCTTGCGCTCGTTGTTGCGCTGGTACTCGTTAAGCAACTGCTTTGCGAGGATTCCGAAGCCGATAGCAACGAGGAACGCGAAGAACCATTCGGCACCGAAGGCCGCTGCATGGTCTAAAACGCTCTCCGCCACGTCAGCCCTCCGTCACCTCTCGCCAGACGGTTTCGGTTCCGACAGCCCCCGGCTCCCAGACGTTGTTAGCAACGAGGGATTCCCAGACCTTGCCGTTGTGCTTCACGCGGGCACCGAGCGGGTAGGGATTCGTAGAATCGGGCTGCACCCATTCGGGCACTTCCTCTGTCGGCGTGTCGGGCGTGCCCGCTTCAAGCACCTTCGCCCAAAGGCTCGGCGCTGCCGTTGGCGACCAATCGAGCTGCGACGTGTGCGCCTGAAGGCAAACGTAAAGCTCGCCCTCATAGCTCACGCGCTCGCCCTCGGCGTAGGCGTGGCCGTTGCCGTCCCACGCGGCGAAGAGCGCGGCGGCTCGGCACGCCACGTCGGTTGAGAGAGACAGCGCTTGCGTCTTGTAAATCGCGATGATCGCGCGCACCATGCTCTCTTCGTCTTCGGTGAGTGCCATTTGTTACCCCTTTCTCTCGGTAACGAAAAAGCCCCCGCGTCTGCGAGGGCTTTGATACCTGATGGTGTGTGTTCGCTCTTAGCTGAAGAGCTGCTTATAGAGCGCGTCCATGCGCCTTACCGTCTCGTGAGCGTCAAGCCGCTTCATGCCTCCGCGCCACGATTGGTAAGACTGGTTGACTTGCTCGACGGTCATAACGCCGCGAGCGACCAGCGCCGCTTGCTTCTTAAGCTTGCGCCGCTGCCGTGTCACGGAAGAGCGGCAAGGGCGAACAACCACCTTTTCACCCTCGCCATATGAAAACCTCTTCTTCAGGAACACGAAGCCGCGCGACGGCTTCACTACGCGTGTCTTCTTGCGGTTGATGATGATTCCCAGATCGTCGCAGAGCGCTTCGATGTGCGAAAGCGCGTCCCAAAGCGTCTGCTTGTCAAGCGCGATGCAATAGCTATCGTCCATGTAGCGACCGCTCGCGAGGATGCCCGGAAGCGAAAGCATCAGATGGTCTATCGGCGACGGCAAGGCCACCGCTAGAATCTGGTTCGGCTCGCTGCCAAGACCAAGCCCGCGCGCGCCGTGAGCGTCTATCTGGTCGCCCATGACGCGCTTAACGCGCTCATCGTCAATGGCTCTGTCGATGATGCGCTTGCAAGCGTCGTGGTCGATGTTCGCGAAATAGTCCGAGAAATCGACCTGCAAGATGTAGCCTTCCGTCCCGTGCTTTCGCCGGTGGGCTACAAGCTGACGCTTCATGCGCTTGATTGCGTACTCGGTGCCGCGCCCCTTCACGTTTGCGGCGCATCCCTCTGTCAGGGTAGGCCAGATCGCGGGTGCGAGCGCGTGACGGCTTAAAGACTTCTGTATGACACGCTCCGAGAAGTGGACAGAGCAGATATGACGAAGCTTTCCGCGCTCGAAAAGGTCAAACTCGATGAAGCCGCGCCGGAAGTCAGCGCCCGTGAGCAGGTCGCGGCGCGCCCGCATGATGTTTGGCATGACGCGCCCCATGTAGCGCTGAACGCTTGCCTTCCAGCGAACGCCAGCAGCAGCGCCGTTCGCCGCGCTGTATAGGTTATCGAGGTCTGCGACGGCTTCTAGCGTGCATCCCTCGATGCGCCTAGCCCTATTCTCCGCGCGCTTGGCATCTCGCCTTGCGCGGCGTGCTGCGCGTCGCTCTTCAGAGTTCATGAGGGCACCCCGCGCGGCTTGCAGTCGGCATCCAGCAGCCGATTGACGGTTGACCATGAAACGCGGTCGGAAGCCGAGAACCGCGCCATGCAAGCAGCGAACGGCAACCGTCGCGGGGTGCATATTTACGGGCGCATGCCCGATGGTCGCCCCTTCCTTCCTCAAATGCACGGCGCGCGGCGCTTACGGCCGCGCGGTCTGGCAAAGCTTGGGAATCACGGCAGCGGGCGTATCCAGTCGTTCGTCGGCGCGTTGTTGTTGGCATTGCCGTTGTTGTTGACATTGCACGCGTTGGACGCAGAACCACCCACGACAGACCGCAGCCACCAATTGACGCGACGATTTCCAAGGGACAACTCGCGAACATTTTACCCCTTTCCTATGAGTTTCACGCCAGCTCGAGCGCCCTTTATCAGCTTAATGTCGCTGTCGATTCGGTCTAGGATTCCTTCGAGCCGCGCGGCCTTGATGGGAAGCCCCATAGTCAGAAGGCTTTGCATGTCTTGGTAGAGCTGGTTTAGGTCTGCCAGCGCAAGTGTCATGTAGCGCTTCCGCTCATCGACGTTGCGCGGCGTGTTCGGATAGAATGCGTCGGCCTTAACCAGATTGAAGACAACGCTTCGCGCCGTCTCTGCCATAGGCACCGCGAAGATGAAGCGGTAGGATTTCGGAACGTCGCGCGACGTTACAAGGCGCGTCACGTCGTTTCTGATCGCAACCGCCGTGTTGAAATACTCGAAAGAGCTCAGGTTGCGGTTGCGCATGTATACGCCGCTCACTTCGCGGCACCTCCTAATCTGCGACGGTTAGGCGCATGCGCAAGGCATGCGCCAGCGCGGTACTGTGTACGGCTTATCAGCCTATGAGGAAGCACGGCAGCGGGCGTATCCAGCCGTACGCCGGCGCGTAGCTGCTGGCAAGGCCGTTGCCGTCGACAGTGCACGCGTGGGACGCAGAACCACCCACGACAGACCGCAGCCACCAAAGGACGCGACCGCCAGCGATGCGGCTTGCCGTGTCGCTGAAGATGGGGAACTGGCTATCGAAGCCGACAGAGTAGCCCTTGGTGCCCCATACCGGGCAGCCGTAAACCTCCATCTCTGAGGGCGACCAGACCTTGCCCAAGTCCGCCCAGCTAAAACTGCTCGATTCTGTGAGCTTTTCGCTCGAAGAATAGCGCTCTTCGAGAAGCACGCGCTGCGCCATGATCGCGTTCTGAAGCGCGGTCGGCAGCGCTGGCAGGAAGTCGTTGATTTCCCAGTCGTGCAGCTTCGAAACCAAGTATGGGTGCTTTTCATCGGCGGTACCGTTGTTGTCGTTCGTATCGCGCCACTGAAGGTAGCTGGTGTTTGATGCCTTATCTCCGGTGACGCTCACGGGCGCGAGCGGCACCATGACGATATGGTGCCCCTTCGCTGTGTCGCCGCACTGGTAATAGTGGTCGATAGCGCCGATGCGGTAGCGCACCGTCTGCGACGGCACGTTAGCGCCCGCCGTGATGGGAACGTCGATGTAATCGCCGATGCGAAGACCGGCGAAGTTGGCGCTTCGAGCGCGGTTCCGAAGCCATGAGTAAACGTCGGTGCTCCCGATCTCGTTTGCGAAGACCGAAGCGAGCGAGCGCCCAGCGTAAGAGTTTGTGTTGTGCTGTCGGTCGTATTCCTCGGCAGTCGTTACGGCGTTCGCCGTGTTGCGCGCAGAAGAATCCTTCAGATTGTAGGCGGTTCCGCCGATAGAGAACTTCGACAAATCAGCCATTGATAGTCTCCCTTCTTAGTTGAGCGTCGCCGTCTCGCCGCTCACGGTGGCTTGCGCAACCGTGATCGTCTCGCCGGATAGGGCGCTTCGTCTGTTTGTAGGCATGTACGCCGTTTCTCCAAGGACTATGTAGCCGTCCTGAAGCTCGACAAGGGCTGTCGCAAGCGTCGCGTTCTCGTCACGCAGCTCTTGCACCTCGTCATCTGACGGCGGTTCGATAGCCGCTATGCTGTTTGCGATGTTCAAAGCGTTCTGCGCAGCCGCCGTGGCATCGTCCGCCGCGCCGTTAGCCGCTGCTGCTGCGGCGTTCGCGTTCGATGCCGCCGTGTTGGCCGCGCTCGCGGCAGCGTTCGCCTTGGATGTGGCGGCATCGGCGTTTGCCTTCGCGGTGTTGGCCGCAGATGCCGCGTTGTTCGCAGCCGTTGTCGCCTCGTCCGCGTTGGCCTTTGCCGTGTTCGCAGCAGATGCCGCGTCGTTCGCCGCCTTTGCAGCGTTGTTTGCGTTGGTCGCGGCGGCGTTTGCGGTGCTCGCAGCCGTCGTGGCCTTGCTTGCGGCGCTGTTTGCGGAACTCGCGGCGGCGTTTGCGTTCTTTACCGCCGTCTCTCCACGGTCGATGAGGTCTTGCACGGCATCGTCCCAGTTCTGCGCGGGCTGCTGCCCGTCAAGAGCGCTTCGCAGGATTTCGATAGCGAAGCGCTCCGTTGAGTAGGTCGCACCGTTCTTTGTGATCGTGAAGTAGGCTTCGTCGGTGTAGCCGGACACGCTGCAAAGCTTGGATTCGTCAACCGTGATCGTGGCGGCGTTACCGCTCACCGAGCACTGGCCGCGATAGTAGTTGCGCTTGTTCGGCAGAAGCACCACGAGCCATACCGTAGCGCCGGAAAGCGCGAACTCAGCGCCGTTGTCGTAGATAAGCGCCTTGATTGTGGTTCCGCCATCGTCGCCCTGACCAACCTTGATGCAGGTTCCCGCGCCCTCCTTCGAGATATCGAGTTCAAGCGTCCGTGTGTTGCTCATCGCTCGCCGCCTTCCTCGCCGGTTCCGTATGCGAGCGCGCGGAGGGCTTCGAGCGCTTCGGCGAAGCTCATAGCAGATCGCGCCTTGCTAGACACGGGCTGCACGTCCGCACTCGCGGCGACGGCTGGCACGCTCGCGGCCAGAGCGTCGAACACATCGACAACAGCCTTCATGCGGTCATCGACGTACAAGGGCTGAACGAGCGTGAAGGGCTGATCGTCGTTGATTGGCTCCTTCACGTCTTCCGGCTGCACGACGGTTCGGTTTCCGTCTTCGTCAACTGCAATGAAAATCATTCCGTTGCTCGCGGCGCGGTTGATAAGCTCTTCGTCGTATTCGGTCACCATCGCTTCGCAGTTGCCTATCGGGTCGTGCAGCATGTGATAAAGGGTCTTGCTCATCGTTCCTCCTAGTCGAAGTTGCATACCGTGCAGAAGCCGTCTACAAAGTCGATGCTTCGCGTTGCGTTCCGCCATGTAATCGTGCCGTCGCCGTCATCCTGAATCTTGCTGATGTAATGCAGCGTGCATTCTTTCGTGATCGCATGCGTTGTCGTGGTGCTCTCGCTGCTAGATGCAGCGGCGGAAATAAGCGGCGTGGTGATTCGTATATGCTGGTTTCCCGTCAACTGAAGACCAGTCGTTAGCTGCCCGGTGCTAACGTTTCGCATGTGCGCTGAGAAGTCGATAGTCCCGATCTGCGTTCCGTCTTCGTAGCCTGTAATCTCGCCACTGGCAAGACGGATGAGGTTTGAAGCAGAACCGCATTCGAACGTACCGTTAGCGTCGATATTGTTTGCCGTCATGTAGTTTGTCGTAAGCGAACCGGTGTTGAGGTTCCACGTGCTGCGACCGTATCTGTCACTGATGATGCCCGTTTCAATGTAGGTGGCATTGATATAGACTTTGCCCCCGCTGAGATAGATTCCCTGCGTAGCGCCGTTGTTCGTCAAGCGATTGAAAACATCGCGTTGCGTGAGTGAATCGTCTAACGCGTCCACCTTGTCTTGCGCCTGTTTCTGCTCAATCATGTTGCTTGCTTGGCGCGCCGCAGAGTTGTACGTCTTGATGCTGGCGGCATAGTCGCTGTAAGCAATTTCGTAGAGCTGCATAGCGTCGGAAAGCTCTTCTGCGGTCGTGGTGTCAAGAACGTTCTGAATCCTCAGAAGCAACTTTCCGTGAGTTCCGTTAGCACTGAACACCACTTCGTATTGCGTCCGAAGAACACCCTTGAACTGCGCATCGAGATGCGAACTGTTGTATAGGCTGTTGTACTCGCTTTCGAGGTCTTCGCTCTCCTTTTCCACGGTTTGCAGAATCTTAGATACCGCCGCGTGCTCTGCTTCCGTTATGATTCCGTCTTCGGCTATGCCGTCCATCGTCTTATCGAGTTCGTCAAGACCGCTGAAAAGATCTTCAACGCTCGTGTCGCCAAGTTTCGCGCCAGCGGAAAGCGAGAACTCGCCGCTGGTCAAGTCCCAGAAGTTGTTTCCCTTCTCGTCGGTCAGCAGACCGGCGCGCACGCGGTCAGCCTTCATGGTTCCAGCGTTGATAACGTCGGCAGTAACCATGCCGCCAGTGAAGAACGTTCGCCAATCCCATTGACCGTCTGACGTAAGGCCAGCAGCCAACCGCTGACCGCGACCGTTGACGTTGATAGCCCACATGTCGGCGGTCGCCTTGACCGGCAAACCAGTTTCGGGGTTCAGCGGTACGTTGCTCCAAATCTCGCCCAGCTCGAACGTCTCGACCTTGTAGGTGCCAACCGAATTGAACTGAGCGTTGAGCGCCTGCTGAAGCTGAATTAGCCACGATACCGACGTGCCAGCCGCAGCGTCGTAGAGCGCGTTTTGCTGGCTGTTGCTCTTCAGGGCGTTGTTGACGCTCTGCCACATGTCGGCCATCGTGTCCGTAAGCGTGCCGAACGTCACGGTCGCGTCGCCGGTGAGCAAGTCGCGCTCAATCTGAGACACGCGGCCATGAAGGCGCACGCCTTCGGCAGAAAAGCCCTTGTCGATGATCGCAACGTCATCGCCCACGCCCACGCCCTCCCATGAGCGCCCGAATGCGTAAAGGTCGATAACCGAAGCGGTGTAGGTTACTTTCGGCTCCTTCACTTGCTCTAGGTAGTCTTTCGTTTCCTGCAAGAGCTGCGCCGCGTCCTCGCACTGCTCGTTGACGTATGACGCGACGGCGGGCAGAATGCCGCCCTCGCCGTCAGGGTGTCCCCAAACGGTAGTAGCTTCGGCATCCTCCACGTAGTCTTTGCCGTTGTTAATGTCGCCGAAAGTGAGACGGCGACCGTAGCCGCCGCCCTCAGTCTCAACGCCCTTGCCGTAACCGTAGACGCGAGTTTTCGGGTTGTCGCTCGCAACGGAGCGCTTGACGGAAACGAGGTCTTTAGTCCACGTGAACCGCTTAGCGCTACTCTGGTTGCCGCGCTTGGCGCGCACGCCCACGCGGCGGCTAACGATGCTCGCGCCGTCGTGGACGATAAGAGTTTCAAGCTCGCCGCCCCACGTCTCGATGATTCCGGCCAATCCCTCACGCACGCTCTCATGGTAGAAGGTGCGCGAAGCGCTGCCGCCCTGATCGCACGTGCCAACCTCCCAGCGCGTGTCTGCGAGGATTGACGCGAGGGCGACCGCGACGCTGCCGGAAGGCCGCTTATCGTCCAGCCAGTCATCCCACGTCTCGTTCACCGAGTTGATGCAGATGGCTTGCGTTTCAGGCGCGCCGTCATCGTCGTGTACCCTGTCGATGGTGTCAACGATGTGTTCGTGACACGTGCCCTGAAGGTCAATCCAAACTATGCGGTCGCCCTTCACGAGGTCTTCGGCGCACGTGATGCCCAGCTCGTCGGTTCCGTCCAGCGCGTCGGTGTGCGTTGCGGCGCTCACCGTGAGCCGCCCCAGATTGTCGCCCCAACGGCTGAAACGGGTGAAGCCTATGCGTCTAATTAAAGCCATCGTTCCACCCACTCTAGTACCGCCGTGCCGCTGGTGATGTTCAGGTGGCACCGCCCGTTGATTTCGAAGTAATCCGAATCAATCGTTACCGGCGCGGTCTGGTTGTTAACCGTCGCGTGCTCGGTCGCCATGTCAAGCCTGATGGTGCTTGAAGACGTGAGCGCGGTGTTGATAGCCACGAACTCGCCGGTATCGACGTTCGTAATCCGCCACGCGCTGCCAGCGGAGGGCTTCGCCGTGACCTTCAGGTAAGCGGGGCGGTTGCCGCCAGCGTTTACGTAGACGTTGCCCGCCGAAACCTCCATGCGGCGCTTCTGCCCGTAATAGTCGGGGTCGCCGACATGGAAAGTCACGGTGGTTGTCGGGCAATCGTCCGTGATCTCGTCTAGGTCGGTGCTGCCGCTCACGATTGCGAGCAGGTAGCGCGTCGGGTCATCGGGAAGGTAGAGCGGCGCGGGTTCTTCAGTCCAGAGAGCCGCCGCGAGCTTGTGCCGCATCTCCGCGACCTCGCGGCGGTCTTCAGTCCTAAGCCAAATCTCAACGGGGAGGTCGTAGCCGCCACGGTAGGCGCTCTTGAAAACCTCGCCGTGCCGCCCCGGCACGCTCTCGAACGTCGCGTTGACGGTCGCCATGATGGGGCGGCGCACCTTGCAGTAAACCAGCTTCGATAGGTCGGTGCCGTTGAAGATGATTCGGTCGTGCTGGTTCCTAGTCCGTCTAAGTTGCAACTGGCACCCCCCTTTGCTTCAGCTTGCTTGCGATGCCAGCGCCGATCTGCTGGCCTGTCTCGTATGCGTCCACTCCGTCAGCGACCGTGGCGTAAACCGTCACGGCGACGTTAACGGGCTGGCTCGGCGCGTCGGCGAACCGCGAGAAGGCGCGGTTTACCGATGTTTCGATGAAGCCTTGCAACTGCTTCTCAGGCGCGATGAACTCGCCGCCAGCTTCGCCAACGCCGACGATTGAAGGCTCATCGAAATAGCCACCGCGCGCGTACCAACTAACGCTTACGCTGGGAAGGCGAACCGGTCCCAAATCCCACCAGCTAACGGAGAAATGGGGCAACTTCACCTTCGGTATGCTGATTCTGATTCCGCTGAAGGCGTTCATGATCTTCTGCGGAATGCTAGAAATCGCGTTCCATGCGCTTTCGATAGGGTTCTCTATGAAGCCCCGAATGCTGTTGAACACGCCCTGCACCTTCGAGCCAAGACCGGGGAATCCCAGCTTGTCGCCGATGCGGTCTGCGATGCTAACCGCCGTGCTCTCGGCAGCGTCAAGCTTCGAGCCGATGTTGTCTTTGATCGCGTTGAAGGCGTTTGCCGCTTGGCTCTTCGCCGTCTCCCAGTCGCCGTTCATTGCGGCTTGCAGAGCGCCAGCCGCCGAGCTGCTAACGGTCTTCGCGGTGTTCATGTCGTTCTGAACCGTGGAAGCGATTTGCCCGAAGGCCGAATCGGTGTTGCTGGTTAGGTTGTTCCACCAGTTAGACACGGTATCGACCGCGCCTTGTGCGAGGTTCCCGACGTTGGTTTTAAGATCATTCCAAGCGTTCGAAGCGCCGGTTTTGATGTTCTCCCAAGTGTCGGAAGCGCCTTGCTTCAACTGCTCCCACTTCTCGCCAACGCCGGTGCAGAAATCCGAAACGCCGGTGCTGACCTGCTCCCAGATTCCGCCCCAGAACTCAGGCACGCCAGCGAAGAAATCCTGCACGGCTTGCCACTTCTCCGAAATCCAGCCGGTGAAGTCAGACCACATCTGCTTGCCGGTCTCGGTCTGCGTGAAGAACCACGTAAGGCCAGCGACGGCGGCTGACACGGCGGCTACGCCAAGGCCGATAGGATGCGCGGCGATAAGACCGGTAAAGCCCGTCCAACCGCTAGAAAGCGTGCCGGTTAGCATGGTTCCCAAACCGCCCGCCTTGGTGACGATGTTAGAGAAGCCGGTTCCTATCTTGCTCAGAAATCCCGTGTCGCCCATGAGCTTCTTAGCGCCGCCCCAAAGCTCGCCAGCGGTCTTGAAGGCGCTTCCCACGCCCTCTGCGGCTTCCATCGTCTTACCAATGGCGGTTGTCACGCCGCCGAAGGCGACCGCGCCGAGCGCGAGGTTATTAACAAGCGTCTGCTGCTCTGGCGTTAGGTTCTTGTACCAGCCCGTTACGGCTTCGAGTGCGGGCGCGAGCGTGTTAAGAAGGCTCGTCCCGATCTCGGTTACGGCGGTCTTGACTGGCATTGCCGCTTCGCCGAGTTCCTGCATGCTCTGGTTCATCTCGTTATGCGCGTCACGCGACGCGAGAAGGTCTTTGTTCGTCTCTTGGTACTGCCGTCCCGCGTCGGCATAAAGCCCGGTAAGCGTCTCGGTGATGAGCTGCGACCGCTCCTGCTCGCTTCCGCACGCGGCAAGAGCAGCGTTAAAAGCGTCTTCCTTCGTCTGGCCTTCTGCGACCGCCTGATTGAAGGCAGCCTGCGCCGAAGAGTGCCCGGAAAGCGCGGCGCTCCATTGCTCGGCGGATGCCGTAGACCAGTTGAGCGCGTCGGCAAGACCGCCCGTGACCGTGCCGGTGTGCGCCGTCTCCTGCGCGGCTTCCGCGAGGTTTTCAAGTGGCAGAGCGTCGCCGAACGTGGCGTAAGCGCCAGCCGCAATATTCGTCCACTGCTGCAATTCCTGCTCGTTGGTGGTCAGGCGCGCGAGGTTCTGCGAAGCCTCGGTTGCCGTGTCGCTCTGCCCAAGGATGCGGTAGAACATGGCGTAGGTTGACGAAGCCTGCTCGGCTGTTCCGCCAGCGCTCACCCACGCGGTTTCGAGCTGGCCGCTCTGCTGTATGGCTTCCTCTTGGCTCGCCGCAAGCCCGGTCAGCGCCGTTGCCGCGCCGACAACCCCGCCGGATATGGCGGTGCCCGCGCTCGAAACCTTGGAACCGGCGCTAGATATGCTGTCGGCGTTGTCCTCGATAGCCTGACCGAGCTTGCCAATGGCCGTCTTTGAGCCTTCGGCCTGACGCGCGGTGTCCGCAAGCTCGGTGCCGTAGCTGTCAAGCTGGCGCTCGCACCTCACTATCGCGAGCTTAAGGCTGTCGTACTGCGCTTCTTCCTGAGCCGTGAGCTTAGCGCCGCTCTGCTTCTTGCTTTCAAGTTGCTGAAGAGCCTGCTTATACATGTCAAGCTGCTTCTTTGTTTCCTCAACAGACTTGTTGAGGGCATTCATCTTAAGCTCAAGAAGATCGGCGTTGCTTGGGTCGAATTTCAGCTCTCTGTTCACGTCCCGAAGGTTGCTTTGGGCGTTGCGCGCTTGCTTCTGAACGGATTTCAGCGCATCTTGAAGACCCGTCGTGTCGCCGCCGAACTTGATAACAAGACCCTTGTAGGAAACAGCCACGTAATCACCCCTCTTCGGTTGTCAAAGTCCCATGAGTGCTTGAAGCAACGCGCCCTCGCGGGTGCGCTGCCGTCAAGAACTCACTTCACGTCATGACCAGAACGCGGCTTCGGCCTTGCGCGCCTTCTCGTCTTCGTCGTAGTACGCCGCAGCGTCGGCGTAGAACGCGTTGATCTCCAACAGGTCTTGAACCTGCCGGTAGCTCATCATTTGAAGGTCTGAAAGCGTCAGGCCGCATTGCTGGCAGTTGTAGATGTATCGCGCGTCGCACGCGTCTTGCAGGTTACTTGGAAGCGGCGGCGCTGGCCTTTTCGGCTTCCTCGGCTTCCACTGCATCTTGCGCGGAGCTTGGAAAAAAGTTGTCCATCACAATACGCATCACGTCGGTAGCCCAACCGTCCTTGCGCTCCAAGTCGTAGCCATCGGCGGGGAAGGACGAAACCCACTCATCGAACTTCTCATCGAACTGAGGGTTTGCCGTCTTGATGCACGCGTAGAAGATTTCGAGAAGCGGCACGAGCGGTGGGAATCCGAACTTGTCCAAGTTCTCCAAGATCGCGCCGGTATCCTCGTTAATGTCCTTCGGTCGCATGGTGCCGTTGGGCTTCACGACATTGAAGCAGCGGGAAAAGGCAATCGGAGTGAATGCGTTGAAGGTCGCTTCGAACTCCTTTTCGCCAACCTTGATAAGCATTCGAAACCTCCTAGGCCGTCGGCTCGGTCTTGTGCTCAAGCTCGATATTGACCGCATCAAAGAAGGTGTCGTAATCAGCAAGGCCGGTGAAGCTGTCGTAACCGCTCGTGCGAATGTCGGTGCTCGGGATAGTGACCGGTCGCCACGTGAACGGATAATCAAGCTGCGTGATCTCGGGCGTGTCCTGAACGGTGTTAAGCTCCTGTGTCGGCTTCGAGAGCTGGCACATGAGAAGGCAGCGGCGGCGACCGAGCACGTGCCCCGGCTGCTCGCACATAAAGGCGAACTTCTTGGGCGTGCGGTCGGCGCTCAGGATGGTTCGCCCGTCCTGCGCGATTTCGTAGCCCACGAGGTCTGCTATGAGCTGCCGCAGCTCGGCGGTGCTCTCGGTGTCGTAGAAGCTCATGGTTCCAGAGCCGCCGTTGTCCTGCTGCTTGTCAAGCCACGGCCCGTTATCCGCGTAGCTGGTCGCCGTCTCAACGGTCGGCTCCATGCTGATAGCGACGGTGCCCGCGACGTGCACGGGGTCTTCGTAGGTAAGCGCGTCTTCGTCGGTGCAGATCGCGAAATGCGAGTTCTTCACGCCGAAGAATCCGTTTCGTGCCATTTGTTTTCTCCTAACTCTCGGCGACGTTCACGGTGAACGCCGCTTCGGTAAGCTCTTCTGAATCAATGTTCGTGATGCTCAGCGTGAACGGGCACTCTGCGGCTTCGAGCGCATCGCGTATGCGTTTCTCGGTCGCGTAGTCGCGGTGCCGCGTGTAGAGCGCGATATCGTAGGGCATCCACGAAAGGTAGGTGCCGTTGTCCGCGTAGGCCGCTTCGTTGTAGCCCGCGACAAGGCAGATGAAGGGCGGTGCCGGTTCCTCACCGTCAGCGAAGCGCTGGTTAGCCCACGGGATGCCGAGCGAATCGAGAATGCCGCAGAGCGCCTTTAGCTCAATCATCGTCCGTCGCCCCCCATCTCCGCGAACTCTCGCGCCACTTGGTCTGCAACCTTCCTGATAACGCCGTCGCCGGGAACGGTGCCGTAATCCTCGCCAGTCTGGTTCGTGATCTGGTGGCCGTTCTCCAACAGGTGCGTTAGCTGGTATCGCCGGTTGTGCACGGTGCATTCGGTGCCCGTCTCATCGGTCTTAACGTCGGCCTTCCAGCCCTTCTTGTAAGCACCGGTGCGCACCTTGCTTTCTTGCTTCAACAGCTTCACGGCGCGCCTTCCGGCTTCGCCCGCGTTCTCAGCGAGCGCGGAAACGTTGTCTTCCACGCACTCTTTCATGCAGCTGCTTATGAACCGCTCGATGCTCTGCTCAGCCACGGTCGCCCACCACCTCAGCGAGCGTCAGGCGCACGAAGTCGGGGCTTGACCTGTCAACGCGCGCGACCGTGAGCCGCGCGCCGTCGAACTCGACTAGCCGCTCTCCGTTGTAGGCGCTCTTGCGAATCTGCAACACTGCTTCAGGATGAATACCAGCGGCAGCGGCTGCGTAGTATGCTGCATCTCCCATAGAGAAGACGTTGCAGAACACCTTGCGCTTTGTTTCCTCCGTCTGCTGCACGCCGTATTCGTCCTTCTTGACGGTCTTAGCGATGAGCTGGCACGTGCCAGCCCACATGCTCATTTCACGCCCCCGAACTCCGAGCTGCCGCGCATCATGGTTAGCAGATCGTCGAAGCTCTGAGTAAGGCGGTCGGCATCGGGGTTGTCCATGCCGAAGTTCGCCTTGCAGTAGACCTTCACCGCGAGCCGAACCGTGCTGTTCGAATCGTCGGCGGCTACGGTATCGGCAACGCCGCCCGCGCGCATCGCGGCG